ACTTTTCCTGGAGCACTCCATTCTTGAGCGTCTTCTCTAGATCTGCCTTACGTGCACTCAGGCGTGATTGATGTTTTGATAGAGCCATGCGATACACTGCGACCACGCCGTTCTCACTGGGTGGTGTGTCCATGGTTTCCACCACGTCGCCTGTCTCACCCTCTGCACGCCCTTCAGAACTACCCGCAGCGTCGTCTGTCTCATCCTCTGTATCGTCTTCTGCAGTTTCAACTTCTGGAGGCTCATCCATCTCATGAAGATTGACTCTTTCGTCACCATCTTCGACTGGATTCATGCCGATTTGCTCACGCACTTCATTGACTGAGAAGACGCCATTCCTGAGATACAGGTCCTGAGTTTGAGCAACAACATAAGCGTCGCCTAGAGTGAGCCAGACCAAGTCAAGCTCTGCCTTCTTCCAAGGCATACGCTTTGGATACATTTTGTAGTTGACTTCCTGTTCAAAGCGAAGCTTCCAAGGACGAAGTGTGTTTCGAGTGAATGCTAGACCCATTTCAGCAAGATTGCGTCCGTATCCCTGACTTGCAGCTGCTGATCCAATGAGATAGCCTGGAACACCAAAATATCTTAACACCTCTTCCACACCGAGCTTGCGAGTCTCAGTTAGAGCAGCTTCATCTGGATTTGCAGACGTCGCGGTCCACTCTACGCCTGGAGGAAGAACTGCAGTCCTGAAGGCGTTCCTAACACCAGCGCGACCTGCTTCCCAACTGTCCTGCAGAGCCTTCTCTTCGTCAGGTTGAAGTTGACGGGGCACTTTCAGGACGCCACCTACTCTGGCGTTCGAGCCGAAGAAGTTGAGAGCATACCTTTCGGCAGCGAACTGGACAGCGATGGTCTTGGCAGCACGACCAACAATGCTATCGCCCATTAAGCCATCTACTGAGGCGAGAGCTTTGTAATGGAAGACATTTTCTGGAGGGAGAATGACCTGCGCTCCTCCGTTTGGATTTTGATAGACGTAGAAGAGTTCACCATTCTTGTCACGCATTACAGTGATTTGGATTGATGGGAGAAGCCAAAGTTCAGCAACTCGACCTGCTCCATCACGAACAATCTCAGCAAATGCATTGCCGTAAGTCATTGCCTGAACTAGAAGAGCTTCCTTAAACGACTGTGCAGAGACCTCTGGGTTGGCACGCTCGTTCAAGAGATAAGCAACACCATCGTCAGGAACTTCCTCTCTACCAGTTACAGGGTCTTTAACGAACACCTTCCATGGAGATGAAGCAATCGCTTCTGATATCACTCGAACGCAACCGAACACTGCAGAGACTGAGAGTTGATCTTCTGGAGTTAGGCGGAGGTCTGTTGGAACTGGACCCTGTGGAAAGAACGAAGTACCTGTCCTGAAAGGATCAAGTGGCTTTGTCTTTCCGAAGTTGAAGAACTTTGGTAGTCGCATGATGTTAGAGGGCCTCCAGTAACTATGTAGTCAAACCTGTTCAAGACTAACTATTTTCAAGAACTACATCCACCTGACAACTAGAGGTGATGTGTTTGGCTGGTTGACCATTGCTCGTGCGATGGCCATGATGAGAGCAACTCCTGGGTCTATCTTTGAGTTGCCGTGCGGCTTTGCTGGGTAAATGTTTCCTGCTGCGTCTGGTTTAACTGTGATGTTTCCAACTGCCCAGGCAACTGCTGGGTTACCGTCATGATGGAACCGTCCAGAAAGAACTGCGTCCTGCAACTCTTTCATTGCTGGAGAGAAGTTCTTGATTGTTGGACGCATCTCGATTGTTTGAATTCCGTAGTTTGCGATGTTCTGAGATAGCTGGACAGTGTTCCATGGATCTGATGCGACTTCCATCTGAGGGAACTTTTGACTGTCTTCGATCAGTTCTTCTTGAACTTGAGCGTAGTCAATGCTGTCGCCTGGAGTGGTTGTAATGTGTCCGTCTGCTACCCAGCCTGCGTATGAAGCATTGCGACTTTCTTGAACAGCAACTTCTGGCAGGTAATTTTTCCAGAAAGCTGAATAGTGAAGCTGTCCATCTCTTTGCTCAGTGAAGAGGTAACACTTGCTCGTGATATCGTTGCGGTTTGACATGTCGAGCCCGATGACGCATGGGCGACCAACGTAGTCTTCAAGAACAAGCCTGTTTGAAGCACACTGTAACCACTTGTCCATCCTCATCCACGCCTCTCTGGCGTTAACCCATCTGTCAAGGTGGCGTGTGATGAAAGCATTCCTGAATGAAGAAAGTGTTGATGCTTTCTTCGCATCAGCTCTCATTGCTTCAAGTTGGACTGAAACTCCTAGGTTGGGATTTGCTTTGTTCCAGTTATCTTCATCAAGAACGTCATCGTCATCTGCTTCATAGATGACGCCAAACATTCTATCGTCTTCGCGTACTCCGTCTAGGATAGAGCGAATGTAAGATGAGATTTCAAAGCCAACTGATGAAGTATCGAACCCAGCAGTAGATATTGATATAAGCAGAGGTTGTTGACGCTTCTGCATGGCAGTTTCGATAATGTCCCAGAGACCGCGGTCAACTGCATGAAGTTCGTCTATGACTGCGACATATGGTGAGAGACCGTCAAGTGTATTGAAATCACTAGACAGGGCTTTGAATGAAGAGTTGCTTGATTGCTGAGTTATTGAATGTTGTCCGACCTCAATCCCGAACTTTGAAGTAAGTTCTGGGAGAGCTCTCATCATTGCTTGGCTTGTTGCCCACACAATCCTTGCTTGCTCACGAGTTGTTGCTAGTGAGTAAACGTCTGCACCCTTTTCACCGTCAAAGAAAGAAAAGTACAGTGCTAAGCCTGAACAAAGGAAGCTTTTTCCATTTCCACGAGCAACGAAAGCGATAACTCTTGAGAAACGACGTAAGCCAGTTACTTTGTCTTTAAAACCAACTACACTAGCTACAAACCATACCTGCCAAGGCTGGAGTACGAGTGTTCCACGACTGCCTTTGATATGGGGTAGTGCTTGCAAAAATTTACAAGCTCTCTCAACAGCATCTTTATCAAAGTCCCACTTACCACTGTCGAGATCATTAAGAAATCTGTTGCAGGCAAGTTTAACATACTTGCCTGCAACAATCTTGTCGTCGCATACGTCTCTAGCGTACTTTACAGCTACTGCGTAGAAAGACTTAGCTTTCTTTGCATTCTTGGTTGTTTGTTTCTCTGTTTGCATTCCTTAGTTCAACTGTTTTCTTATAAGATGCGATTCTTTTTGCTATTTGCTCAGGAGATTGCTTGTGTCCGCGTTTCCTGTTTTGAGCAGCAAGTTTCATTCTCGCTCTTTGCTCAGGAGTTCTTTTTTTACCAGTTATTGCTGCTGTTCTTTTAGCAACAGACTCTGGATTTTGTTTCTTTCCTCTATGACCATCTGCACATGCTTTTGTATGTTCAAGTGCTTGCTTTACACCAGTTTTAGTCATAGACATTTTTTTCTTTGATTCTTCAGAGTGCTTGAATCCAAGTAGACCCTTTCCTCCATTTGTCATGTTCAAAAGATTGAAACCTAATGCTCTGTACTTTGCTATCTCTTCAATTTCTACATCATCAAGTTCATGCTCTTGACATTCACGAATAACTTTCCACGAGTACTCAATGTTCTCTGCTTGAAGAGACTTAACCCAGTTATAAACAAGAGTGTTTGGGAATAACCCACTTCTTACTCTAGTTTCATACATTTCAGGACGAGTGTTTTTATAGTACTTTCTTTTATTTGGATTTGTCTGGCCAATGTAACGAAATTCTTCTGGCGACCTTGGATCGAACAATGCATAAATGAATGGAGTTTTCATACTAACATTCTATAACACATTACATCAAGAAATCAAACACTTCGTCAACTTCTTGCTTCTTCTCTCCAGCAAGTTTGCTTACAAGCATTCTTGATGATGGTGTTAACCCGAACACAGACATCCAACTTCTAACTTCCTTCGAGAGAGCAATCAAAGTCTTGTAATTCTTCTCTTCAGCTGAACGAGCGACCTCGTAATCAGCTCTGGAGGTTACCATCATCTCGAAAGCGTCAAGGTCAGAGAT